CCGGCCAGATCCCGGAGTCCGAACGCAAGCGGCTGGAGATGGACACCGGCATCATCGATTACGACGTTCTGGAAAGGATGGAAGATGAGTCACAGGCGGCAAATTAAGACGGACGGCAGCGCCCAGGGCGTGGCCGACATCCAGTACATGAACAAGACGGCGCAGATCGCCGCCCTCGTTTCCCCCAGGAACCTGTACGCGGAGCTGGGGCGCGGATCCTCGAAAACTACCGACATCCTGACTGAACGGATGCTGGAGATCGTGTTCGACATGCCGGGCGCACCCTGCGCCTGGATCTCCGACACGTTCGCGAACCTCACGCAGAATGTCATTCCTACCGTCCTGGAATCCCTGGAGCGGAAAGGGTACCATGAAGGCACCCATTATGTCATCGAGAAGCAGCCGCCGGAATTCAACGAGGCGGAGAAAGCCGGCCTGGAGGAATGGCTCAGGCCCCATTTCTGGAAGCCGAGGAATCGCATCATCAGCTACAAGCGGGTGATCATCTTCTTCACCGGCACGAATTTCACGTTCGGCTCCCTGGACCGGCCGTCCACCCTGGCGGGCCGGAGCTACGTCCACCTGATCGGCGACGAGGCGAAATACTTCAAGGAAACCAAGGTGGCCACCATGCTCAAGGGCGTCCGCGGCTATCCGGAGTACGCCGGATCCGTCTATTACCGGGGTGTCACCTTCACCTCCGACGTGGGCGACCCGTCCCGGATCGGGGAGTACGACTGGATGGGCAAGTATGCCAGGACGATGGATATCCAGGCCCTGGTCCTCGTGATGAAGGCCGGGCTCGTGTACAACGAGGCCCTGCGCGAATACCTGGCCGCGAAGGAACGATGGACGCAGAGCCGCCTCCCCGGGGACCTGGAGAAATGCCGGAAGCTGCTTTCCATCGCCAATGAATGGAGAAAGAACTGGATCCTGCTGCGCCTGCGAAAGGAAAGCAGCAACTTCTACATCAGGGCGTCCAGCTTCGTCAACGTGGATATCCTCACGCCGGACTGGTTCTCGGACGCCGTGAAGGGCGGGGTCCCGGACCTCAAGACGGCGATCCTGTCGATGCGGGCCACCCTCAGCAGCGGGGACCGCTTCTATGCGGCGCTCAGGGAGGATCACTTCTACCTGGATGGCGTGCTGGAGGAATCCTATGACCGGCTGTCGCTCAGGGACAACGCCGACTGCACGGTTCTCCGGTACCTGGACATGGACCGCCCCCTGCGGGCGGGCGTGGACTTCGGGAACATGTGCTCCATGGTGATCGGGCAGGAAGGCCTGCACAAAGGACGCAAGTGCCTCCGGTGCCTGAAGTTCATCTATACCCTCGCCCCCGAATACGTGGCCGACCTGGGCCGCAAGTTCAGGACCTATTTCGCCCAGCACCGCAACAAGATCCTGTACCTGTACTATGACCGTGCCGGCAACCAGTACAGCAAGGTGGGCAAGTCCCAGGTGGCCGACTTCAAGAAAGCCATCGAGATAGACGGGGAGACGGGGAAGCGGACCGGCTGGACGGTCCACCTGATGAGCCTGCACCAGGCGACCATCACCCAGGCCGAGGAGTACTCCTTCATGATGAAGCTGCTTGGCGAGGAGAACCCGCGCCTTCCCATCGTGCGCATTGACTACTACGCCGCGAAGGAACTGCGGCTGTCCCTGCAGAACGCGACCACCACGGTCAAGGACCAGGTGGTGTACAAGAACAAGAACTCCGAACGGCTCCCCGTCGCGGAGCTTCCCACCAAGTCCACCAACCCCTCCGACGCCTTCAAGTACTTCTGCATGTCCAAGGACCTGACGGCCATCGCGAAGGGATCGACGGCCGTTCCGGCGGGCAACGCGGATCCCATCATGCGATAAACCACGCCAGGCGGAAAACGGGCCCTCGCAGCACCCTGCGGGGGCTTTCCGTCATATATCACCTTCTCCAGGGCGGTGCGGCCGCACTGGCTGCACACGGCGGGCCGCGGCCCCGGGAAGCACAGCGTGGAGACGTTTTTTCGCTCGCCTTGGTTGATTTCGCTTAAGATCAACGGTTTAGCGCATATGTACCCCGGAATTCCCCTCGATTCACGGCCGTTTCGGGCCCCGCGACGGCCGTTTTTGTCCTTTCGACGGGAAAAATGGGCTGTAACTTTGCCATTGATTGATTACTCATAATTATACCTGGTATGGGATTTGGGCCGGGACCGCCGGGAGGCTCTCCCGGCCCTTGTATGTCCTTTTTCCGGGGCGGTACCGGGCTATCTTTGTACCGTGAACCTGTACGACGCCATACACGAGATGCGCCGGCTCACCCGGGAGGGCGTGCCGTTTTCCTTCACGTACATGTCGTACAACCAGACGAGAGGGACGTCGGATGGAATCATCCATGTCCGGTCGGCGAAGCTCCGGAAGCGCGAGACCCGGGAGTTCAACCGGAACGCCGAGGACCAGGAAGCCTACCTGGACCTGGACACGAACGAGCCGCGCCGGTTCTGGCATCCCCTCCTGATGGAATTCAACGGCGAAAATGTTACCTTATGACCGAAGTGAAAGAGATCGGCCGCCACAGCTACGCGGCCCACATGGATGACGGCCGGGTGTATCTCCTGACCAACAAGCTCGGGGATGGCATCCCGCCGGATTTCTGGCATCTGAGCGACCCCGGCGTGGAGCCGCAGCTGCCCATGAGCATCGGGGGCGAGAAGATCGTGCCCTTCGGCATCGACAACCGGCTTCCGGTGCGCCTGCGGGACATCCTGGACGACAACAACCTTGCCCCGGGCGTCTTGGACCGGCAGTTCGGGCTCATCTACGGCCAGGGGCCGTTCCTGTACCAGCTGGCCTACCGCGACGGGGAGATCGTCCGGGAATGGGTGCAGGATCCGGAGGTCGAAAGATGGCTCCGGAGCTGGGACCTCGCCGGCTATGTCAAGGGGGCGCTCAGCGATTACCTTCACCTGAAGGGTTTCTTCTATGCCACCTACCTGACACGCGGGCACCGCATCGGCCGGGAACCGCGGATCGCCTTCCTGAAGCACATCCCCGCCAAGAATGCACGCCTGGAATGGACCGACACCCGGGACGTCCGGGACGTTCAGCACATCCTCGTGGGAGACTTCGAGCACGACTGCCAGACCACCGGCATCGCCAAGTACCCCGTCCATGACCGGCGGAACCCCGGCCGGTACGCCTTTTCCGCGTCCTACAACCACACCTATTCCTTCGGGCGCGACTTCTATTCCCTCCCCCAGTACTGGGGTGCGCTGCGCTGGATCCTGCGCGGGTCCGAGGTGCCGACCATCTTCAAGTACGTCACCGACAACGGCCTGAACCTCGCCTACCACATCCATTCGCCGCAGGGATACTGGGACAGCAAGCGGGAATACCTCAAGCAAATCCATCCGGAATGGGCGTCCGACGACGCCAAGATCGAGGAGGAAATCCGCAAGATGACGGACAGGTTCCTCAAGAACCTCACGGAAGTCCTGTCCGGGAAGGAGAATGCCGGCAAGTTCTTCCACACGGTGGACGTCATCGACGAAGTGACCGGGAAGCCCGTCACCTGGAGCATCGAACCCATCGACCAGAAGATCAAGGATTTCGTCGAAAGCCAGCTGAAGATCGCCGAGGCGTCCGTGTCGGCCATCACCTCCGGCATGGGCCTGCATCCGTCCCTTTCCAACATCATGGTCAACGGGAAGCTCGCCTCCGGATCCGAGATGCTGTACGCCTTCAAGCTTTTCCTCTCCAGCGACACGGAGATTCCCGAATCCACCGTCCTGGAGCCCGTCAACCAGGCGATTGCCTTCAATTTCCCCGGGAAGGACCTCCGGATCGGCTTCTACCACCGGTCCGTGAAGACGGAGGAAGCCACTCCCGCGAAAGACCGGATCAAAAACGAGTAGGACGATGCTTTTCAATTTCGACTTCAACGGCAGCGAGGAGCTGCAGCGCATCACGGGCATCCACTATGCGTCCAACGATTTCAGCGTCATCGCCTCCGAGCTCGTGGACGCCAGGCGGACGGTGGCCGGCCTGGTGGGCGAGGCCGTCATCGAGACGGCCGAAAACGAATACGAATACGGCCAGGAAAGCGAGGTGACGCGCGCCGTGCGGACGGCCATTGCCATCCTCGCCGTTTCCCGCTGCACCGCGGCCAACCTGGTGTCCCATGAGGATGTCGGGGCCCGCGCCATCGTCGATGAGCACGCGAAGATTCCCTTTGAGTGGATGATCGACCGGGACGAACGGGCGCAGCGGGAGCGGTGGTTCCGCGCCATGGACGCCCTGTACGGCCTCCTGGAGAAGACGGAGAACCAGTCCTGGATGGAATCGGACATCCGGAAGGCCTTCAAGGCCTCCATCGTCCGGTCCCTGCAGGAGTTCGAACGGGTTTATCCCGTGGACGGCTCCTACTACGTGTACTACATGCTGCAGAACCTGGTCATCGAGAGCCAGCCGGCCATCCGGAAGATGGTCGGGGCCGATAACTGGGAGGGGATGACGGGCGCAGCGCCGTCCCCGATGCAGAAGGACCTGCTGGCCCTGTGCCAGCGCTACGCGGTGATATCGGCCCTGATCAAGGGTGTCCGGCGGTGGAACCTGGAGGTGTTCCCGCTCTCCATCGCCCGCCGGTTCAGCCCGACGTACCAGGGAAACAAATCTTCCAGGGCGGCGCTCCGCACCGAAATCGACGCCTATATCGCCGGGCTGGAAGGCCAGCTGGACGAAATCCGCGACGAAATCGCCGAGACGCTCTCCGGAGAGAACCCATTTGCGGCCTTCGTCCCGATTCCCCATGGGGATCCGCGGAACAAATTCTTCTCGGCCCAATGACGGAAATCGAAATCTATGAGACCGGAAAGAAGGTGACACTGCCTTCCTCCTGGGCCGAGATGACCCCGGCGCAGGTGCAGGCGGTGTTCCGGATCCATGACCAGGCCGTCCGGAAAGGCTGGTCCATCCTGGAGCGGAACGTCCGGATCCTGTACGCGCTGCTGGACATCCGCCCAGGATGGCGGAAGCCCACGCCCCGCATGGCCGAGAACGTGGCCATGCTGTGCGAGCGGTGCCTGGGCTTCATCGGGGAAGGGCTGACCTTCGACGCCCTGGCCAATCCCCTTCCCCGCGCCGGACGGCTCCATGGGCCCGCAGAACTGCTGCAGGACCTCACCTTCGGGGAGTTCCGGGCCGCCTGCAGGGCGCAACAGGCGTTCCTGAAGGACCACAGGACGGAAGACCTGGACGAATTGGCGGGCATCCTGTACCGGAGCCGGTACCGGAAGGAAAACCGGGCCGGACGCCGGGCGGGACCGCTTAGCGGACGGCCGTTCCGGAGGGATCTCCGCCGGGCCGCCCGCATGAAGACCTGGCAGAAAAGCCTGGTGCTGCTGTGGTTCTGCGCCTGCCTGCACTACCTGCAGACGGGACGCCTCGTCCTGGACGGGGAAGAGGTGGACCTTTCCCTGCTATTCAAGGATTCAGGCGAATCCAGGGGCCCGGCCGCGACCTGGAACGACCTGCTGTACCAGCTGGCCAAGGACCAGACCATCGGAAACATCGACCGCGTGGAAGAGGAACCGCTTTTCTCGGTCCTCGCCCTCATGTGGTCCAACTACAAGGAGGCAAAGCGCTATGAAGAGACTGCAAAGGCTGGCAAGGGTCACTGAGTACCTGCACCGGTTCCGGATTCTGGAACGTCCGGAGATGAAACCCATCCTGACGGTGAACCAGGAAAACGTCACGTCCCAGCTCTCCCGGGCCGCCGGGGAGCAGCTGCTGATTGCCCTTCCGGAGGGGAGGATGAGCGGCCGCGACACCGACACCTTCGACGAGACCGTCTCCTTCGCCTTTTTCGCCCTCGCCAAGGTCAACGGGCCCGCCCGGACCAGCGAGACCGCCGAGGTCGCCTACATCCGCCTCCTGGAACTCATGGCCGGATGCCTGGAGCAGCTGGAGCGGGACCTTTCCGGCATCGGTACCGGCGCTCCATGCCCCCTTCTCGCCGGGCTGAACCTCACGACGGCCGACGTGGTGCCGGAGTACTCCATCTTCGGCGGCTGGAGCGGCTGGTACATGGAAATCGTCCTCGAATAATGGGTGTCAAGGAGCGATTCATCAAGGAGACGCTGGAGTCCGAGGGCCGGCGGATGCTCCGCGCCCAGGGCCTGGCGATGGAGGAGTCCCTCCGGTTCCACACCCGCGAGACCTACGCCCGCCGCCATATCACCGTCACCGAGGACGGCGAGATGAGCGGCACCCTCACCTTCACCCACACCGTCCAGGAGCGCTTCCTGGACCTCCGCCGCCTCCGCCACGGCTCCACGGAATCCCGCCGCCCCAAATCCCGCCGCATCCACAACCGCTTCGTCATGGGCATGTACAACGCCATCGCCCGCGAGCTCATGTACGGCTTCACCGAAGACGTCGCCG